TGTTAACCCCAGAACAAGCCAAAAATTTCATGGCTGGCGCTAGAACAGAAGGATTAACTTCGGCGATGAATGAAATGGCTAAATCAATGCCCAAAATCGATGTTAGCAAAATGCCAGGTAATGTTGATGTTACCACTAGTATCAGTGAACTTAAAAAATCTGTAGAAGGAAAAAATCAATCAATTTTTGACATAGGTAAATCCATGTCAGAAATGAAAAAATCTGTAGCTACTCCTTCTTTACTAAACACAGCAGGAGGAAAGCCTTCTAAACCAACCGAATTTAAAATGCCATCGATGGATCAGATTAGTTTTGGTCCAGACGGCATGCCAAGAATCAGTGCCAAACCACAAGCACAAGCCATGGCACAACAAGTGGCCGCAGAACGAAAAGAGCCAGCTGCACCGGCCCCTACCGCAGAAGCCGAAACAACTAATCAGGCCGCAGCCAATCAATCTACTCCAGCAGATCAGCCTGATCCTGCTGGTAAATCTGCAACTCTAAACGACGTGGTCAAAGAGTTAACTAACTTAAATAGTATTATGGCGCAAGTAGCGAAGATGACTGGTGATACCAACAGTTTGGTTGAACGTCAAGTTAAGGCAACGAAGGCTATCGGCGGTAACGTTTACGATAGATTATAATAATGAGTTGGAAAAAATATTTTACACCTGTAGCTGTATCTAATCCTGGAAATGTAAGTCCATTTACCAGTGCCAATCGTGCAGGTCCTGCAAGAACAAATTACAGTTCATATCTGCCAGATGTATATACAGGTTCACCAAACCGTATCGAACGTTATATGCAGTATGACACAATGGATATGGATCCAGAAATCAATGCTGCCTTAGACATTTTAGCCGAATTTTGCACACAAAAGAACAAAGAAAATAACACAGGTTTCAGTCTCACATTTAAGAGCAAAGCTACGAATACTGAAATCAGAGTATTAAGAGAATACTTACAACAATGGTTTAAACTACAACAGTTTGACACGAGATTTTTTCGTGTAGTGCGTAATACGTTCAAGTACGGTGATGCATTTTTTATCCGAGATCCTGAAACATCTAAATGGTTTTATGTTGATCCGGGTAAACTAGTCAAAGTCATTGTTAATGAAAGCGAAGGAAAGAAACCAGAACAGTATGTGATCCGTGATCTAGCACCTAACTTTAAACATCTAGTAGCTACACAGATACAACCTAACAGTATGCAGACTAACAATCGTGGCAGCAGTTATGTTGCTGGCGGCGGATTAACACGTGGCGCTACTGGCGCATATCCTCAACAGACTGGTGATAGATTCAATTTAGGTGAAAACGAGATGGCTGTAGATGCTGCTCATGTAATCCATCTAAGTTTAAGCGAAGGTTTAGATAACAACTACCCTTTTGGTAACAGTTTGCTTGAACAAGTGTTTAAAGTCTACAAGCAGAAAGAACTGCTTGAAGATGCTATTTTAATATATCGTATACAACGTGCCCCAGAACGTAGGATTTTTTATATTGATGTGGGCAATATGCCTACACACATGGCTATGGCTTTTGTGGAACGTGTAAAAAATGAAATTCATCAACGTAGAATTCCTAGTCAATCAGGCGGTGGTGTTAATGTTATTGATAGTGCGTACAATCCATTAAGTATTAACGAGGACTATTTCTTCCCACAGACAGAAAACGGTAGAGGCAGTAAAGTTGATACACTACCTGGTGGCACTAACTTAGGTGAAATTGACGATTTAAAATATTTTACTAATAAACTGTTTCGTGCGTTGCGTATACCTAGTAGCTATTTGCCTACAGGTGCAGATGACAGCCAAGCACAATACAATGATGGTCGTGTAGGTACTGCTTATATTCAAGAATTACGTTTTAACAACTATTGTATGCGTTTACAAACACTGTTGACTTCGGTGTTTGATCAAGAATTCAAAAGATACTTACATAATCGTGGGGTCAACATTGATAGTAGTTTGTTTGAGTTACGTTTTCAACCCCCACAAAACTTTGCCAGCTATCGTCAAGCAGAAGTTGATGGACAACGAATCAATACGTTTAATACTATTCAAGCGATTCCATTCATAAGTAAAAGATTTGCTCTTAAACGTTTCTTAGGTATGACCGAAGAGGAAATCGCAGAAAATGAGCGTTTATGGAGAGAGGAAAAGGGCCAAGCAAACATTACAGGTACTGATGCTAGTGGCGAATTGCGTAGTGTTGGTCTTAGTGCAGCAGGTATCGACAGCGATCTTGAACTAGCTGGAGACACCAGTGCTCCAGATGATTTAGCACAACCTGAAGGTGCACCACCGCCAGGGGCTGACACAGGTGCCGGTGCAACAGCAGCCGTAGCACCACCGCCAGCCGCCCCGGCTTGATAAATATCAATATGATTTTACGTGAATTATTTTATTTGAATCCAGAAACACAAAGCGTAAGCAATGACTTTCGCTTTGATGCTGCACGAGATATTGAAGAATTACAGCGTAGTGATACACGCAAAACACGTCTAACACTAAAACAAATCAACGAATTACGCAAATCTAGTGAAGCACATATACTTGAAATGGAAGACGAATTACAATTTATCCATGACATGTACGGTGTTGCACCAGCACCAGCTGCTTAATAAAAAACTAAAAGATAAATGCAGTTATGCGAAGTTTTGTCTTTGGTAATGGCCGCAGCCGCCTAAATATTAAATTTGAAGAAGTAAAATCCTACGGAAAAACATATGCCTGTAATGCCGTTTACAGGGAATACACGCCTGATTATCTAATAGCTGTAGATCCGAAAATGATAATAGAGATAGTGTCTACAAACTATCAGCTACAACATCAAGTATGGACCAACCCCAGCAGCAAATACAAGGATTATAAAGGACTAAACTATTTTGAACCAAGTTTAGGTTGGAGTAGTGGACCCACAGCACTACAGTTAGCTACACTACACAAGCCAATGGAAATTTATATTTTTGGATTTGATTTTGAAGGCATAGAAGGCAAGGTCAATAATGTCTACGCAGGCACATTAAATTATAAGTCCGGAGATCAACCCGCAACTTATCACGGCAACTGGCAAAGACAAACCGAACATATTATAAAAAACAACTTTTCGATTAAATATTATAGGGTAGTTGAAAGAACATATTATAATCCAGGATGGGAATATCCTAATTTTAAGAACATAACTTACGAATCTCTAAGAGAGATAATGGGCAATTGGCAGAAAATTGCCTAAAAACCCACCATTTCAGCATATATTCTATAATAATATGTAAATATAACATGACAGCTCATAACCTATAGGAGATTTCTAACATGACTGACCGTTCAAAATTCGAGCAGATGCTCGAGCATCTTATTAACGAAGACGAGAACAGAGCTCGTGAACTGTTTCACGATATTGTAGTAGCAAAGTCTCGCGAAATTTACGAAGAATTACTAGCAGAAGATTTTACTTCTGAAACTGGCGGTGAAGAAATGCCAGCTGAAGAACCAGCTGATATGCCAGCTGCTGAAGCAGGTGATGCTACTGATGACATGCTAGGCGATATTGAAGCCGACGACGAGATGGGCGGCGACGAAATGGACATGGACGATGAAGGCGATGAAGAAGTTACATTGTCTGGCAGCGAAGTAGATGAATTAGAAGATCGTGTTGTTGATCTAGAAGATGCTCTAGACGCACTACGTGATGAATTTGAATCACTAATGGGCGCAGAAGAAGGCGACATGGGTGATGAAGGTGAAGAAGATGAAATGACTCCAGAGATGGGCGACATGGGTGGCGAAGAAGAAATGCCAGCAATGGAAGTCCGTGATGACGATGATGAAGGTAATGATCCAGATATGGACGAGCAATTCATCCGTGAATACACAGAAAAAGTTACAGCAAAGATGGGAGACAATGGTGCTAACACCAAGTCTATTGTAGCTAAAGCAAATAATATGGGTGGCACAACTGCTAATATCGCAGCAGGATCTGCAGAAGAAAAAGGCGGAAAAACAAGTGCACCTAAAGAAGAGAACGCCGGAAACGTTAATGTTCCAGGTGGTAAAGCAGGTGTTAAGCACCTAAAAACTGTTCCAGCAGGACACGGGGCAGAAAAGAAAGGCAGTAAACCTGATAGCGAAAAAAGCATATTAGGTAGATAATAATGCAAAAGATGAACTACTTACGTGAAAACCTCAGTTTCGACCAAGCCCGTGTGGTAGTCGAATCTGAAGGCGAAAACGGAAAGAACCTTTACATGAAGGGTATCTGCATTCAAGGCGGAATACGTAATGCCAACCAACGCATTTATCCTGTAGACGAGATTGAGCGAGCTGTCAAAACTTTGAACGATCAAATTGCAGGCGGATACTCGGTATTAGGTGAAGTAGATCATCCAGATGACTTAAAAATTAACCTGGACCGTGTCAGCCACATGATTACTGAAATGTGGATGGACGGTCCTAATGGTTATGGAAAGTTTAAGATATTGCCAACCCCAATGGGCCAACTAGTGAGAACTATGTTGGAATCCGGCGTCAAGTTGGGAGTGTCCAGTCGTGGCTCAGGTAATGTCTCCCCAGACGGAACTGGCAGAGTTAGCGATTTCGAGATTATCACAGTGGATGTGGTAGCTCAACCCAGTGCACCAGGTGCATATCCAACACCAATCTATGAACACTTGATGAATAATCGTGGTGGTCTTAGAGCCTTGCGTATAGCGCAAGAGGTCAAGGGTGATCCTGCGGCACAGCGTTATCTAAAAGAGAGCTTATTAGGAATAATAAGCAAGCTCCAATAAGAGGAGAATCACATGTTGGATGTTCTAAAACAATTATTTGAAAACAATGTGATTTCCGAGGAAATCCAAGCTCAAATTGAGGAAGCATGGCAAGCTCGTGTAAACGAGAACCGTGAACTAGTCTCAGCAGAGCTAAGAGAAGAGTTCAGCAAACGCTACGAACACGATAGAGCAGTTATGGTTGAAGCCATTGATCGCATGGTCACTGATCAACTAACACCTGAAATCGCCGAGTTTGTAGCAGATCGTGCTCAACTAGCAGAAGCAAAAGCCAAGTATGCAAAGAAAATGAAAAAAGATGCGATGGTGATGAAGGAATTCGTTACACGTCAATTAGCATCTGAAGTCAAAGAATTGCATGAAGACCAAAAAGTCATGGCTGATAAATTCTTTAAGCTAGAAGAGTTTGTAGTTGAAGCTCTAGCCAACGAAATTGCAGAATTTTACAAAGATAAGCAGGACTTGGCAGAAACCAAAGTCAAACTTATTAAAGAAGGTAGAGAACAACTTGCTAAACTTAAATCCGACTTTGTGGCACGTGCCGCAACAATGGTTGAAGCAGTGGTCGAGGACAGCCTAAAAACTGAACTAGGTCAGCTACGCGAAGACATTGATGCTGCTCGTAAAGCAGATTTTGGACGTAGAATTTTCGAAGCATTCAGCAACGAATTCCAAGCAAGTTATTTGAATGAAAAATCTGAAACCAGCAAATTGCTCAAGGTCATAGACAAGAAAGACTTCACGATTGCAGAAGCCCAAAGCGTTGTAATCAAAGCACAAAAAGTCATTGAAAGCAAAGAAGCTGAAATCCGTGCATTAAAAGAAGGCATGGAAAGACAAAAAACCATGACAGAACTTTTGGCACCGTTAGCGGCAGATCAGAAGGAAATCATGAGCGAGCTATTAGAAAGTGTTCAAACACACAAGCTAATGGAAAGTTTTAATAAGTATTTGCCAGCAGTAATTGAGGGCAATGCTCCGCAGAAGAAACAGGCACTTGTAGAGGCAAAAGAAATTACCGGTAATAAAAATACCAACGCAAACCGTAGCGCCGAGCAGGACAACAATATTGTTGACATTCGTCGCTTGGCCGGACTAAAAAATTAAGGAGATTTTAAATGTCTGAACTACTATCAAGCCGTTGGGCAGAGACTAAAGAGGCCCTATTAGAAGGCCTACAAGGAACAAAGAAATCAGTAATGGGCGTGACTCTCGAAAATACTCGCAAGTATCTTCAAGAATCTGCTACAGCTGGTGCTACTTCTGCCGGCAACGTCGCAACACTAAATCGCGTGATCCTTCCAGTGATCCGTCGCGTTATGCCAACCGTTATTGCTAACGAGTTAGTTGGTGTACAACCAATGACTGGACCAGTTGGACAAATCCATACCCTACGTGTTCGCTACAGCGATACATTTAACGCAGGTGCTAGCGGTGCAACAGCTGGTGAAGAGGCTCTAAGCCCATTCAAGATTGCTGAGTCATACTCAGGCGCAACAACTGGTAAGGCAGCTTCAACTGCTGCTCTAGAAGGTGCTGCTGGTAACAGACTAAGCATTCAAATCTTGAAACAAACAGTTGAAGCTAAGACACGTAAATTGTCTGCTCGCTGGACGTTTGAAGCTGCTCAAGATGCACAAGCTCAACAAGGTATTGACATCGAAGCAGAAATTATGGCTGCTCTTGCACAAGAGATCACAGCTGAAATTGACCAAGAAATCTTAGCAAGTCTAAGCACATTAGCCGGTAATGCACTACAGACATACAACCAAGCTACTGTTAGCGGTACAGCTACATTCGTTGGTGATGAACACGCTGCTCTAGCTGTTCAAATCAACCGTGTTGCTAACATCATCGCTCAGCGTACACGTCGTGGCGCAGGTAACTGGGCAGTTGTAAGTCCATTTGCATTAACAATTCTTCAGTCTGCAACTACAAGCGCATTTGCTCGTACAACAGAAGGTACATTCGAAGCTCCAACAAACACTAAGTTCGTTGGTACATTGAATGGTGCAATGAAGGTATATGTAAACAGCTATGCGGCCGACAGCGCAGATGTATTGATCGGTTACAAAGGCACCAGCGAAAGCGATGCCGCAGCATTCTACTGCCCATACATTCCATTGATGAGCAGCGGTGTTGTACTTGACCCATCAACTTTTGAACCAGTCGTATCTTTCATGACACGTTATGGTTATGTAGAGTTGAACAATACAGCAAGTTCTCTTGGTAATGCAGCTGACTACCTAGGTAAAGTTGCTATTACTGACACTAGCGTTAAGTTTAGTTAATTTAACAATAGTAGAGAAAGTAAAAAACAAAAGGCACTCTTCGGAGTGCTTTTTTGTTGAGTGATAAATACTTTGTCTAATTATAAGAGCCGTAAATTCGGACTTATGCAGAATCCCTCTGCGTAGACCTAGAACGTCAACAAAGGAGAAAACAAATGGGACGTCCACTAAAGAAAGATGTACTCGGTACAAACGTAATCAGATCTTATTCTGGTGCTCAAGCAGGTGTTCAACTAAAAGGCTATTTTACAGCCGACAGCGGATTACAAACAGATTACCAAATTGTTAAACAACGCGGTGCAAAGACTTTTGTTGTGCAACGATTGGCAACTGATGAATTCACTGATTCAGAAAGCCAAGGCGGATTAACATCAACTAACCTAAGAGTTGGTGTACTTGTTTCGGGAACACCAGCAGCAGATGGCGAAGTTCAACTATTAGGTGCAACAAACGATCAAGTTCCTGGAACTGTGGCAATTGCTAAAATCACTAAACGTGTTGCAACAGATTTCAGCGGAAATCGTTATACATGGACTTTAGATAACGATTCATCTGCAGACGTAATCCTATTAACAGCGATCTAATAATATGTCAAAAGTAGTTAGAGTTTCTGATGGTGATTATAAAGTAATCACCCAACTAGGTGGTACAATCACTCTTGATACCGGGAACCAAATTGGTTCTGTGATTATCACAGGCGACTTGACTGTTCGTGGTGATACCACAACTGTGGAGTCAGAAACTCTAACGGTCAAAGACAATATAATTTATTTGAATGTAGGCGAAGCTGGTGCAGGTGTCAGTCTTGATTATTCAGGCATAGCAATTGAAAGAGGGTCATTAGCAGATGCTACGATTCTCTGGGATGAAACTATCACATATACTGATGGTTTGGGTAATAGTAGACAAGGTGCGTTTTCTTTTAAAGAAGGCACACAAGGAGCAGGTCTACAAACATCAACTATTTTTACAGGTGGCGGTGATTTAAGTTTTAATACTGGAGCTACGGGCACAGGTGTACTTAGTGTTAGTCAAGTTCCTAACTACGAAAGCCGAATCACTGACGATGACGACATTCCTAATAGAAAATATGTTCAAGATTATGTATTGGCACTTATTGCAGCCGCACCTATCAGCGGATTTTATAGATATAACGGAACAACAAAATTAAACACTGGTGGTCAAGCATATGACACTGGTGCTGGTGATGTTGAAAGTAAAATTGAATTTGAAGTAGACGGGTCTATAAGGACTGTGATTAATAATTCCGGTTTATTTGTTAACAACATTAATTTATTTAATAATAAAATAACCACACTCAATAATCAATTAACACTAGGCGCAAATAATAATCTAGTTGATGTTGAAGCAGTTTTAGGATTGCAAAATCAGTTATCTGCGCCGTCTAGTGTTTCAGGTAAAAATATAGTTTATAGCTCGGCTACACAGGGGCCTGGAGCAACAGGCTTATTTTTTACGAACACGACCACATCTGATGAGCTTATTAGTCGAAGAAGATCATTAGTGTTTAGTATGATATTTTAAGGAAAAGATATGGCAATTAAGAGTTCATTAGTTACAAGTGCAGGATTAACAATAACCGACACCATATCTGCAGGTCAAGAGGTTGCAATTACAACTTTGTTTTTTTGTAATTACAGCGCATCGGATGTAGTACTAAGTGGTGTTCATTTAGTAAGAAGCGGTGATACTGCAACAAATACAAACAAAATAATTCATAATTTAAGTATACCCGCAGGAGAAACATTTACTTTTGATACGGAGAAAGTTATATTACAAACAGGTGATAGTATATACTCCGTGGCCAGCGCAGATTCTAGACTGTCAGTTACAGTGTCATCGTTAAGAGTTGCTTAATATGAAGTTTTTGAAAAGATCACAGTTAAACAGTAGAAACGTTAAAGATAGCGGTGTCGCTATAGACATCAATGAGCAGGTAATTTTTAATAGTCCAAACTCAATGCTTATACCTAAAGGTGCTACAGCAGACAGACCGCTGAGTCCAACTAATGGGCATCTACGATACAACACAGATACAAATCAACTTGAAGGTTATCAAGGCGGCGCCTGGAGAAATTTAAGATTTAAAGAATCTGGTGGAATCACACAACAGACACTTGGACCTGGCGACTATGAGGAAACCACATTTGGTCCATTAATCCCAGCTCCACCAGCAACGTCTGCTAGTGGAACCACATGGGGCGGACAGAATCTAATTGTGCTAGTAGAAAACGTATTTCAAATTTCTAATACAAATTATACAATTATTCAAAATCCAGCCAATGTAACAGCAAATATACTTTCATTTACTGCTATTAGCAAAACTATTTCTAGTAGTGATAGTTTGACTGTTGATTTTGTTGCAAAGGGTTTTAGATCTGGACAAACAATTACTATTTCAGGTGTAACTGCTAATGTAGGCACATACACTGTGAATACAGTTTCTTCGATAACAATGACTGTACTTGAGACAATAATCACTGAACCACAAGGCGGTCTCATTAGTATAGTAGGTCAATCATCAACAGGATCACCTTACACACCAGGATACTATACCGTGTTTAGTGAAGCAGTGCCACTAGGAAAATATGTCACTGTGCTACATGGATTTGATCAGTAATCATGTCAGAATTAGGTAAAATCAGCGGTAAATTACTAAATGCAAATTTAGTTAGAGATGGTGTTGACCTAACATTTAGAAATAATCATTCAGATCCTGATTTTTTATATTTTAATGTCACTTCAAATAACATAGGTATTAAAACTGATAATCCCTTATATGATTTAGATGTTGCAGGTCGACTAGAAACTAATGATCTAAACATCGGTTCAAGTTTAATTATTGGTAACGTATCTTTCAATGCTAATAGTTCAATATCAACAACGACTGGCTCATTAAATATTGTCCCAACACAGCCAAATGCATATTTTAATCATGACAGATTAACCACTAGCTCTTTGTCATTTGATGGCAATTTGATTTCAGCAACAGTATCTAATACAAACGTAAATTTTGATCCTGCAGGAACCGGCACTGTAAATTTACTCGAGCCCACAACTATTACAGGAAACTTATTAGTACAAAATTCTATATTTTTAACTGGTAATTTAAATATTGGCGGAACGATTACTATTGGAAATCAAAATTTAGATAATGTTTCAATAACATCAGATTTTGGTAAAAGCGTAATACCTAGCGAAACAGGTATGTTTGATTTAGGTAGTCCAACATATAACTGGACTAGCGTGGAGGTAGTAACTGCTGACGTTGAGAATCTCACACAAAACAGCATCTTAGTCGGTGGGATTATGTATTTGGCTCCGAATGACAACGATATTCGAGTGATAGATTCAAATAGTCCTTTAGAAATTACTTCAGATACTGGTAATGTATTTTTAGAAGGATTAAGGTTCAATAGTAATGAAATTCAAAACCTAAATAACACTGCTTTAACATTAAACTCAACTGGCAATGGCTACTACTTGTTCGCTGACGATAACGGTTTTGTCATACCTGTTGGTATAACATCAGAACGCATTGGCAACGAAGTCGGAGAGACACGTTGGAACAGTGAGATTGGTTGGATGGAATGTTATGATGGCACCACTTGGTATGTTGCTACGGGTCCAGGGGACTTTCTTACACTACAAGAAATGGAAAACCTTGGAAATTTATATAGCATAATCTTAGGCTAACCAAGCCAAAAACCTGTTTTTGAATAAATACTTTTGATTACAAGAAATGACCATTTCTTGTATGGTCAAACTGTGGTAAACCAGCAAAGAGCCGAATAGGCTGAGAAATTGGTTAACCGTGAAACACGGGGTATTGAGGAGAGCACATGGCTGTTGGTCGAATTTCCGGTCCGCTCTTAAAAGCAAACCTAATCAGAGATGGTGTGGATTTGGCTTTTGAGACTGACTTGCTTTATCTAGATGTTGATCCTGGACGCATCGGAATAAACACGACTACTCCGCAATACGAATTAGATGTTAATGGTACCACAAGAAGCACAGTACTAAATGTAGATAATCAATTAACTATCGGTGACTTAACTGTCTCCGGCAACACGATTTCCAGCACACAGCAGACAATAAGTTTTATTCCTGCCCCAGGCAATTCCACAATATATCATGCAAAACTGCAGGTAGATGATCTACAGTTCACTGGAAACACTATATCTACAACAGTTTCTAATAGTGATATAGATATCAGTGCTAACGGCACTGGCACAATTAATCTTTTATCAAACACAGAAATCAGTGGAAATTTACAAGTCACCGGTGATATTTCTGCCACAGGCAATATTACAATTGGTGGTGATTTAACTATCGGTGATAGTGACACTGATACCGTAGTAATTAATGCTAGAATCGCTAGTGACTTAATTCCTGATGGTAATAATTTATTTGATCTAGGATCTCCGTCAAAAAAATGGAGATCAATATATGTAAGTAATTTTATTGCTGATACAGCAAATCTTCAAACACTAACCATTGGTGATTTAGTCTTTGAAGGCAATACCATTACCACCTCTACTGGCAATGACTTGTATCTAGATGGCAGCGGTACTGGTGGTGTGTATCTCGGAAATTTTAGAATATTTGATAACGCTATCACAAATGTCAGTAACAACGCTGTAAGCGAGATCACCCAGTCAGGTACCGGATATTTAAAAATTGTAGGAACCAATGGATTTGTGCCACCAAGAGGCACATTCTTAGAAAGACCAACTGCGTATGCTATATTGGGTATGACTCGATACAATACTGATTCTAAAGCACTAGAAGTTTTTGATGGGGTTGGTTGGGCAAGTCCAGCAGGATCTGCTGGCGCAGTTTCTCAAGAAGTTGCTGAAGATATTTCAATTACATTCGCACTAACTTTAGGATAAACCATGGCAACAAGTTTTAAAAACGCAGTATTTAAAGAAGTAGGAACAACTCCTGTTCAGGTAGTGACCACCACACCTTTGACACGTTGTACTGTTATTGGGTTAAGTTTAGCAAATGTAACCGGTGGAAATGTTTCAGTAAATGTCTTGGTTATGGATGACTCCAGCACCACAGGATACTATGTTAAGGGCGTGATTATTCCACCAAACAGCTCGCTAAGAGTTGTAAATCAAGGAGAAAAACTAATATTGGCTCCTGAAAATGAATTATTAGTGCAGTCGAATACGGCTAGTAGTATTGACTGTATTGTAAGTTATGTAGAGATCAACTAAGGAGCGACTAATGACATATTTTTTAGGTAATAATCAAAGCGAACTGTTAAACGGTTCTCCGAGATATTTTTATGCTCTAAGAAGAACTGACGAAGGCGATCTGTACGTTGTTAGAATAGATCAATTAAACGGCGAAGATGTTGTAATTAATAACGAAGGTGATTCTTCTGAAAATTATGATAAATTTTCAGTTGGTGTTGATTTTTTTAATGGCAGAGCAGTAAATCATGAACTTGTTTATGATAATTTAAAATATGAGCAGTACAGATGGGATGATAGATTTATGAGTTACTATATCGATGAGGACGGCAATCTATCAGTTATAATCGGACAGGATAGAAATTATCCTACTGATGTTTAAAGATAAATATAGAATAGAATACTAAAGGAATTCAAAAATGGCTGAATTTAAAATTGGTAGATTGAGATTTGTATGGCGCGGTTTATGGACTACCGGTTACGCCTACGTCAAAGATGATGTAGTGCGTGTTGGTGGTTCTTCTTACGTTTGTATTACAGGTCACACATCACAAGCGACTTTTGCTGCTGATAGCATCAAATGGGAAAGAATGCAGGAAGGCATTCAATTTAAAAATACATGGACAACTACTACCATTTATGAAAGCAACGATATCGTTGTTTATGGTGGAATTGCTTATATCTGTACTACGGCACATACCAGTACAAGCACATTTGATCCCACAAAGTTTTCAGCCATTGTTAAAGGTTTTGATTACAAAGGCGCATGGAGCGGATCTAGCGTAGCATATAAATTAAATGATTTAGTAAAATATGGCGCAAACATTTATCTATGCACAACTGCACATACATCTACTGCTAGTTTTGTAACCGATTCTGGTAATTGGTCATTATTTGTTCCAGGCTTAGAATTTGAAGACAGCTGGAGCGGAGCTACTACATATCAAAGAGGCGATATCGTAACCTATGGTGGTTATTCATACGTATCTCTGCAAAATCATATCAATCAAGTTCCTAGTACAGCCACTTCATATTGGGACATATTAACCACTGGCTATAAGAACGAAGGTATTTGGAACAGCATTGACACCTATGAAGTAGGTAACGTAGTTCAATACGGTGGTAATGTCTACGAAGCAATTGCAGACAACTCAAACACTGTGCCAACAAATACAGGATCTTGGAAATTATTGGTTCAAGGTCTAAATTTCTTGGGCAGCTGGAGTGCAGGACAAAACTACAAGCCTGGTGACGTAGTAAATTATGGCAGCAGCAGCTACAGAGTCAAAGTAGCACATACATCAGCAAACAGTGGTGCTGAAAGACCAGATCTTGACATTAGCGGTGTAAATTATGGATTGTTAAGCGAAGGGGACAGTAACTATGTGACACTGAATCGCGGTGATCTTATTGCTCGCGGAGCCAGTGCAAATTATAATCTTCCAATAGGTTCTGCCGGCAAAGTACTAAAAAGTGACGGCACAGACCCAATTTGGGATTACTTTGGTGTAAGACAAAAAGTTTACTATGTAGCCCCAAATGGCACCGACAGCGTTGGGTATGGTGAAACTATTGACCGCCCATGGGCAACTATTGCATATGCCTGCGCTAACGTAACAGGTCCTGCAACTATTAACATTAAAACAGGCAGCTATGCAGAAGCATTACCTATCAGCGTTCCAGCAACTGTTTCATTAGTTGGCGACGAGTTAAGAACCGTAACAGTGACACCGGCTAGCGGATATGCTGCTACAAACATGTTTTATCTAAGAAACGGCAGTAACATTCGTAACATTACAATGAGCGGCTTGACCAGCTCATTGGGTGCCCCACTACCATCCGGAACAAGAAGAACATCAGTGTCATATATAAGTTTAGATCCAGGCACTGGGCCCACAGATAACACTGTATGGATTACTACAAAATCACCATATGTACAAAACTGTACTACATTCGGTACTGCTGTGTGTGGTTTAAAAGTGGATGGTACTTTACACAACGGTGGAAATAAGAGTATTGTTGCTAACGATTTTACACAAATTATTGATAACGGTATTGGCGTTTGGTTAAATGGTGGAGCCAAAGCAGAACTGGTGTCGGTATTCACATATTTTTGTTATATTGGATATTTGACGACTAACGGTGGAACAATTCGTGGTGTTAACGGCAACAACTCATACGGTACATATGGTGCTGTGTCAGAAGACGGAGACCCAACAGAAACGCCACAGACCGGCACAGTAAATAATAGAAACAATGAAGCCATTGTTGGAAATGTAATTTGTGCAGGAAGTCAAATTGTTCTTTTAGAATTACTAAACGGCGGTGAAGCTTATACATCTGCTGCAGCCTTAATTTCAGGTAATGGTGCTGGTGAAAATATTACACCTGTGTTTACCAACGGTGCAATCAGTCGAGTTGATATTACTACTGAAGGCACCACACATAAAACAGCACTTAACAATGCTCAAACAGGCACAGCAACAAGTATCACATTAAGTGTCACAGATCTAACACCCACAAATGCATACAATGGTATGAGAATTACTATTATTGACGGTCAAGGATACGGACAGACTGGAATTATTAGTGCTTATAATGGCGGCACAAAAGTTGCCACAATTGTCAAAGAAGATACAACTCCAGGTTGGGATCATTTAATTCCAACTGGCGTTGTTGAAACTACACTAAACGAAACAACAAGATATAGAATTGAACCAAGAGTGTCACTTACAGGTGGCGCAGCACCAAGTACTCCTGCAAAATTACGTGCAGTAGTTGAAGCTGGTGAATTAATAGACATTTATATCATTGATGGTGGAGCAGGATACAACCCTGCAAGCCCGCCAGCAATTGTTATCACTGATCCAAATGCTACAATTTTAGGAGCAGCCACAGTTTCAATTAAAAATGGTGCAATTTCAAAATTTACCTATACTAATAGGGGAGTGTCATACACTACTGCCACTGCAACTATAACTGGTGACGGCTATGCAGATATTTTGCAGACCGGCGGATACTTGAATGTGAATGGATTAAGTTCAGCTCCAAGGCCAGGCTCTAACCTATCAATAGCAGGCGATTCCATTACATATAGGATTGTGGCATTCACAAATCAAACAGGATCGTCACCGAATATCAGTGGAAGACTACAAGTCAGTCCTGTAATTGCCACAGCACCTGCACAAAGCACTGTTGTTACAATAACTGAAAGATATTCAAATGTTCGACTAACTGGTCATGACTTCTTAAATATCGGAACTGGTGGTGTTACTACAACAAATTATCCAGGAACACCCTCACAACCTCCAGCACAAGCAAATGAGGTTGTTGAATACGGTGGTGGTCGTGTGTTTTACACCAGTACAGACCAAGATGGTAACTTTAGGGTTGGTGAATTGTTCTTAGTTGAACAGGCCACAGGTATTGCTACGTTGAATGCTGATGCGTTCAACTTATCAGGATTGAATCAACTACAACTTGGTGCAGTAGCACTTGGTGGCTCAGGTGTTGCTATTAGAGAGTTTTCAGCAGATCCGTTATTAACTGCTGATGCCAACGACATTGTACCAACACAACGAGCTGTCAAAACATTTGTTGAAAATATTATTGGTGCTGGTGGTTCTAATATCACTGCTAACTCAATAACGTTAGGTGGTATGGAACTGCTGGGCAATCAAATCACTGCCACAGGTGCATTGAATTTGGTAATGACCACAATTGATCCAACAGCAATAATTGTATTCAATAGAATACCAACAACATCTGTGGCACCAACATCTGGTACACATTTAACTAACAAAACTTATACTGATTATACATATGCCCCAACTATTCAAAATTTATCATTTGAAAAGAGCACAGGAAGAATTCAGTATCAAGAAGAACATGCAAGTACGGCCAATACTGTTACACATGTGTATGATTCAGATACCACAGTAACTCAAGCATATATTGGTCAAGAAAGATCAAGTTTTTCAATCAATGCTGCGGGCCATTTGATAATTACTATGTAATAAGGATTAAGGAAGATAAACATGCCAACAACTGCACTAGGATCAACAAGATTTGTTAAACAAGGAGTTTACAGCGGCTCAGTAGCCTATTCTGTAGATGACGTAGTTTACTACAACGGTAAATGGTACTTATGTACCGCCGACGCAACAGCAGGAACACTGCCAACAGATATAACAAAATTTACTGTTTGGCAAAGTGCCTTTAATTGGAGAGGCAATCATAATAACACTGCCACAGCTTACAAAGTGGGCGATGTTGTTAGATATACAGTTAACTATACTACAGGATCAACAGGTTCTGGAACACATACTAGAACATCATCACAGGTGTTTATTTGTATATTAGATCATACCAGTAACGGCACAACAACTTTTCTTCCTTTAAACGTAACATATTGGACTCCGATTAGCCTGCAGTCTTATCATGAAGGTTCAGTAAGTCTAGTAAATCAAAATGTAACACAGTCTTGGATGGCACAGGGTTCAGATCCTAGTAAGATTGTACAGTTTCCTGGTTACGGGCGAGTTGGTGAAACAGAAGCACCTTATCTAAAAGGCCTAAATCATTGTCATGCTATGACCTATGATCGTGGATCATTGATAACACAAAGTGGTCAATACAGATATTGGGGACTTGACACTAATAGTTCACAACCAAACAACTTTACTGTAGGACCACACTCAACCACAGCCAGCTTTTTCTTTAATGATTGGTTTAGATCGACTAGCAACAGCGGTGCAGGTGTACATTCAACACCAGACAATCAAATACCTAGACTAATACAGGTAGAACAGGGCTACGATTGGGCACTGCTTTTATTCAATAACGGAGAGTTATATCACATAGGATATGGATCACAAGGACAAAGTGGTGATAGAAGCAATAGTTCAAGACGTATAGCACGTCCTGGCGGCACATATTCTGAAACAGCATTGGCAACTAATACCAGCACACACATTTTAAGAAATGCTAGAATTAAACGTATAGCAACATCAACTGATGAAAGAAACGCCAGCGTACACCACTGTGTGGCTTTGGATGAGGACGGTAACGTTTACACTTGGGGATATAATGCCTACGGTCAACTAGGTGATAACAGTACCACAAATAGAAACATTCCTGTACTAATTCCCAAGGCATTCTTTAACCTGCTATCAGGTGAAAAAGTTGTTGGCATTTGGGCTGGTGGTGGCGAATACGGATGGACTATGGCATTAACTGAAAAAAATCAGCTATATGCATGGGGATATAACAACTACGGTAATTTAGGGCTAGGCACAACAAGCACAGGTGTATTAGTTCCTACAGAAGTTACCACGCAAACATGGACCACTGCTGGCGTAGGCACAATTAGAAAAATTGCTACATGCACAGGCGTAAGCACACAGTTTCAATCAACAGCAATTTTGACCAGTAAAGGTTCAATTTATGTTGCTGGATATAATGCTGCTGGACAGTTTATGTTAGGTAACACCAGCCAACAAAACAGTTTTGTCGTAGTTACTTCAGGTCCGGGCGCTAGTGAAAGTGCAGAAGATGTATGGATCACAGCAAGCCAGTTTGCAAGCATGTACGTAACTGATGTGGCTAGTAAAAAACTTTGGGCCTGCGGAGCAAATAATGTAGGCCAATTGGGTATTCAAGGAACCAACACAAGCTATAATACAGCTCAAGAGTGCTACAGATCAATCAACAACGTAGAAACTGCACTAACTGGTGTTACTCGACTAACTGCTATGGGCGGTAGTACTGGCGGTAATAATACATCCGTAGTAGTTTGTACTTCAGATGGTTGGAGCTATGCTGCAGGATACAATGGCTACGGACAATTAAGTCTAGGAAATACCAGTACTCAACACTATGGTTTTACTGATGGCAACGGTAAGGAATCCACAGGACAACGTGCTTTTACTATGGTAAAAATGCCACCAAGTCTAGCAGGTAAAGTGACGGATGTTTGCTTTATGGGATATTCTGACAGTTCTAGTACTAGCTATACTAGATGCTATTGGCTAGCTTCAGACGGACGGGTGTACGAGGCAGGATACAACAGTAGTTTCAGTGTAACAGGAACTGTTGCAGGTGATCATTATAACGTTATGCGACCAGTGATGTTAGGTTAAAAGGAAAATAAAATGGCAATATTAGATCTTGGTAAAGTAAAATTTTTATGGAAAGGTGATTGGGCTACTGGTACCAATTACGAAAAAGATGACATTGTTCATCATCAAGGTGAAGTATGGATATGTAAGCAGACACACTCCGCCAGTGTGAGTGGTGACGGTCTAAACAGACTAGCTCCTGGTAAACGATATCGTCAAAGTGCCTATGGTGTTAGTTTTGATCCTAATAAACCACCTGTAATTTATAATGTAACCAAAGTCGGTGGTAAGTTTTTTCTAAATGGTAGAATAAATCCTAACATCACTCTTGAAAAAGGTCATAGATATAGATTTTATGTTTATTCTAACTCAATGAACGGTGTTAATTTTAGATTTGCCACATCCACTGATGGTACCACATATACCACAGGCGTAACAACTAGTGGAACCCCTGGAACCCCCGGTGCATATGTTGAAATCACTGTGCCTCTAGGTGCACCAAGCACACTATATTATAAACAAGATGGTACTACTGGTGTAGCAGACTCTGCTACAATCACGATCAGTTCTATATGGCAAGGTTGGCAGTATTGGGAAGAATTATCTTCTGGCTTTAGATGGACTGGTGCATGGAGCAATGCCACACAATATTATACTGACAACGTGGTTGTTTATGATGGTAATATGTATATTGCCACTTGCGACAATGTAGGTGAAATACCAGACATTGTTCAAGTCAGTAGAACTGCGACATTTAGTGACTGGACTGGACAACAAACTACTCAACGCAATAACTATTGTTGGGAACTGCTGTCAGGCAATCAAACTAAGAGAAGAAAAAACAACGCCATGTGGTTACCAAATCAAGGACCCATCAATTGGCCATACCTTCATAATGATGACACTGAGCCTGCAGTTTGGAGAAAATCTTACTATATTTCCAGTACTGGCAGAGTATACGGACTAGGTTGGGGCACTGCCAGTAATCAAGGTTATAATACTAGTGGTTCGGGTAATAGTTTCTGGACCGAAATACCGTTTAGATACTACGATTGGTATAAGAGCGCCGATGCAGTAAACTATGATGGTGGCATACAGCCAAGAATGGAAGAAGACTTTAAAATCAATGAAGGCTACAATAGACTCTACAATAGAAGTGGTCGTCCACCAAAATGTACCCAGATTGAGATGACTTACGGAGCCACATATTTCTTATTTGACAACGGAGAATTATGGCACATTGGCCACAACTCTCAAGGGCAAGCTGGTATCGGCACCACCGGTAACAGAAACAGACCAACTCGTGTGCAAAACTTTATGGTCAGTGTGGACAGGGCACTTCTGTAAACATTTATAGTCCAAGACGTATCCCAAGAGAATGGTTGGGCGGTGAAGAAGTCATTGATATTCTTGCAGCAGGGCACGAATATGGGTCTACATATATTAGAACCAAAGGCAACAATATCTATGCATGGGGCTACAATGGCTATGGACAGTTAGGCTGCGGCGACACAACAGATAGATGGCGTCCAACTAGAATGACCGCATTCAATCCTATCACAAATGGTGGTATTAGAAAATTTGCTGCTGTGGGTCAAGGATCTTTATGTTCATTCCACTTGCTAGATGGTAACGGATACATGTGGCATACTGGCTATAACGGCTATGGTGTTGCTATTAACGGCAGCACCACAAACAATAACACTATTGCTCGAAGTACTACTGCACCAACTGCGGCTGCAACAGTTAATTTCTGGACCAGCGCACCTGCAAACTACAATATGCTATGGATGAGAATAACCAACGGCAACACCTATTTTGTAGGTTATAACGGCAGTAACTATATTGGTGGTATTGGTAACAATACTAGCCCAATTTCAACCCCCACACTGGTGTTTAATGTCACTAATGCTAAACGTGTGTTCGCAAGAGCCACATACACAACTAACATTCGTGTCTATTGGTTGACTGATCGTGGTGAACTATGGTTCCAAGGTTATACTAACTACAGCGCACACGGAAATGAATATGGTGGCAGTGGATCAAATGTTCAGGATGGTACCAATTATTATCCAGTTAGGATGGCTATTCCTTCCGGAACCAAGATCATTGACATGTTCATAAGTTGTGTGGACTCAAGTACAAACTATTTTGGATCTACTAACTATTTCTTATGTGACAATGGACAGATATATGGAAACGGATTTGCTGGTGCTAGTAGTGATTTAAATAACTTTTTACTAGGTCATCAATATAACACATGGAACAGCGGAGTATTGTATCCTATGGATGTTACCAGAGGTTACGCAATTTAATTTAAAAGGAGTCTATAATGACAAGAAAGATTATGAGTTTTGTGGAAGTACCAGGAGTAGTTCCTCCACAATTTAACAAAGCTGACAATACAATCATCGATGATGTTGATCAATTGGGTAATATCGATAACAAATATTTTTTCAGCATCGATGATGCCAACTGCGAAGTCGTAGCTGAAGAAGAAAGTCAATTGAAATTCTATGATTTCAGTAAGTCAGAAGATGCTGCTGAATTCAAAGCAGCGGCTAATAAATTGGTCTACATTAATATAAAATTAGATGAGATCGAAGCCAAACTTGTGAGATCTAATTCATTGTATATGTTGATCAAAAATGCAGTTGAAGGTAGTGAAGAACTAACGTCGAAGATTCAAGCAGTCGAGTCAGAGAAAGAAGAATTTCTACAATCTTTAGGCATTCCAGGTCAATCAGCAATCTAATAAAAGGATATAAAGATGAGTTCTATAGATATTTCTAAATTAAGAAATCGATGGATGGGAAAATGGAACCCATCTGTTCGATATGAGACTAACGATGTGGTTCAATATCGAGGATCAAGTTATGTCTGTGTCAAAGACATTCCAGAAACACAGGTAGTGGTAGCTGACACCAGTATTAGTACAAACGTTTATCAAAGCATTCCACCAACTCTGGTATTAAAATCTATAGAACCTACAGATCGCACATACTGGCTTGATATGGCTCCAGCAACGGCTTGGAAAGAAACTTGGACAGCCAGAACAACGTACACTCAAGGTGACGTAGTTGAATTAGGTGGTGATCTTTATATCTGTATACTAGGCGGAGTTAGAAACACTTATGTCACTGACTCTAGGTACTGGACTAAGATTTTTGAAAATGCTGACAGAGATCACCGATACATCTGCGCAGATTTCTTCAACCAGCAACCGTTAGGTTGGACACGCAACCTTGGCGATGCATGGTGGGGAAGCGGTACACCAAGCTGGATGTTTGGCTTTGTTGGTTATGATGGTAACGCCTATGTAGGCGGAGGAAAATATCGTGGCGCAGGTATGGGCAACAGCTCAGCCAACAGTCTAGGCCAAACAGGCTGGGTAACTCCGGGATTCAGCTTTGTTGATTGGCTGGTAAGTAGTGATAAAGGTGGAGCCGGAACCATGACAACCCCAGATGGACAAACGCCAAAAGTCATACAGTGGGCACACTGTGGTGGAGATTCTACCGGCAGCAGTGGCGGAAACAGTTTGTGGTTAATGAACAACGGTGAAGTCTATGCTTCAGGGTATAATGCACAAGGTCAATTAGGTATAGCGGCTGCTGATACCACAACTCGTTGGTGGCCTACTAGAGTCAGCAACACAGCAACATTGGATTGGTTAGGTAATACCATCAGCAAGAGTTTTAATCAAACAAAAATGATTAAGGTTTGTATGACCAGTCAAGGATTTTGGAACCAAGGTGCAACCAGCTGCTTCTCATTAGGCGACGACGGCACAGTTTGGGCATGGGGCTACAATGGCTATGGACAATTAGGACTGGGTCCAGAATCAACAGCTACTAATAGTGTTGGGCAAGCACAGACTGATCAATTTCAACCAAGACGTATTCCTCAGAGTTTCTTCGATCACAAGAAAATCGTTGATATTATGGCACATGGTGGAATTTATGGTTGGGTGTTTGCTGTTGATGAAGACGGTTTCTTATGGACTTGGGGATTGAATATTCGCGGCGGCAGCGGCCTTGCAGATAGACACGCTGATACTGGCTATACACTTGGTCGGCAGTTTACTCCGGTACGTGTAAGCACAGATTGGAATAGACATGGTGGTATTAGAAAAATAATGATGAACGGTACAGCGGGTAACTGGGAACATACATTTATATTAGATGGTGAAGGTTATTTGTGGTTTGCTGGACAATATCAGCAAAATAACTACACACAGATGTACAGTGTGACAAACTCTGGAACTACCACACAGACAACAACTAAATTTGTTAGATTAGATAAAAATTGGTTCTCTGAACATAAAATTGATAACTTCTGGTTGTGTGGTGGTGGCGAATTTAACGTAATTATCAGAGAAGCAGGTACTGGTTTAACTTATGTATTTGGTACTAACGAAGAAGGACAATTAGGACAGGCATCTAACCATAGATATAGTGGGGCGACTTGGACCCCATTCCCAACAGCAATCAGGGGTGTTAGGTATGTTAAAGATGCTATCATTCTAGACTCCGGCAAATCTAGTGCCACAACAATTATGATGTTGACTGATGATGGTGAAATATGGTGTCGAGGAACCAACAGCTATGGCGGTTTAGGTCTTGGTTTTGCAGGATCAACTACAATTCCGGGTGTTGAGGAAATTGAAGACAACGGTAGCCAAAACGAATATCATAAAATGCCACTACCTCCAGGATCAAAAGCTGAAGGAATCTGTGACTTTGGCAATGAGGGTTATGACGCTGTCATGGTTAGATTAGACAACGGCGGTGTTTACATCACTGGTTTTGACGGTACTGGAACTGGTAGTCATATGATACAAGGGCACTTGAACGTGGCCAGCTATAACAACAGAGTTAGTAACCCTGGTTCGTATCATTGGTATACATTGCATTCATACCCAGGTTAAAATGAAGAAGGAAAATGGCAAATAATCTATCATGGCTACCTGGAATACTCACTCAAGATGAAAGTGCCGTAAAGTTATTAGGCGGCACTAATCTTGCTTTCACAGGCATTGAAACCACTCTAGTAGATGGGCCGAATCTAAATGTGCTACATGATTTCAATGTAGATGCATTTGGTTCTGCCCATTATGTTATACATGCCGAATGTGGTTCTGAACAACGTGAAACTTTAAATGTTTCAGTGGTAGCAAAACTAAACAAAGCATCTATAGTTGTCTATGGTCGTATAAACACAGGTGTTAATCTAGTTGATGTAAGTGCTGACATAACTGACAGTGTGTTGAAATTATATGCTACACCATCAGTTCCAGGACTACAAAATGTAAAAGTAACAGCATTTGCTACCCTAGCCGAAACAATAGTAGGTGAAAGCGCAAACGCCACAGTCTACTATTTTACAAAAGTCAACGGCACTCCAAAATTTACTTTAAATCTCGGCCCCTACACT